GTTAGGTCTGTACGAGCCAAGTATTCTGCAATAGTTGTCTGTAGTTCAGCATAGGTAGTAAAACTCATACAACTCCTGTTCTGGTGCGCCATGCACGATTCATTGGGTCATTTAGCCAAGCAGCAAAACGCTTGTCATCAAGAACAGCAAAGCCACGCATGATTCCAGCTTTATTTAAGTCATCAATGACTGTCATTGGAATAGATGCAACCTTGTTACCAAACAATTGGTCAGACCATCTTGCTCTCTCGTCATACGAGTTATATTCTTTTTTATTTTGCTCAACAATGTCAGACACATCTTGACGGGTCTGAATAATAATACCGCCCTCACCATCAGCATGGACAGCAGTTTGTCTAAAGTTGTTAGGATTTTGCATAGCCTAATTCTATCAGTTTGAGTAGAAAAGAAAATGCCCCAGATGTTTAAGTCTGAGGCACTTTTCGAGGTTACCTTAGATTAAGGTGTAATGTCAGCAATGATGCCGTGAGCAGCTTCGTTACGAACTTCCAAGGTGTACTCAGCCAATAACTGTGTAGATTCGTTGTCACCAGTTACAGCCAACTCATTGGTCTGGAAAGGACGCAAGTAAGCGATAGCAGCCATGTCGGGGTCAAGCACAAATGCTGTCTCATCGCATGAGTTTGTGGAAGTCATAAAGCGGTTGGGAACAATTGAGATTGCACCGAAATCGCTCAAATAAACGTCCGCAGCCGACACGATAGTTGTAGGCGTATTGCTTGGGGCCATGAAACGCTGTGCAGCAATACCTGTGAAAGCAGAAACCAACTGTTTGTGAGCAGGGTTAACCATCAACACTTTAGGATTGCCACCAGAGGCATACACCTCTTTAACAACAGTTTGCAAAATTGCTTCTGTGAAAGTGCGGTTTGTGCCGTTTACACGAGCAGTTGTACCCAAAGAGCCAGCAACACCATTTGTACCAAAGTCGCCATTGGTAGCCAACCATGCTTGCAGACCACCCAATTTACGAGCAGTTGTAGAGTTTCCGTTAGCAGCAACTTGGTTGCTCAACAATGAAGTCTCCATGTCCCTCTTAATTTCGCTAGAAGCCTTAGCGAGTTGGTAACTTTTTTCAGATTTTCTACCTGCTTTGTCAACAGCTTGCAAAGTGCCAGAAATCTTGACTGTCTTCTGTGCAATTTGGCAACGATTGCCAATACGAGTAGTAGGAGACATAGTAGCATCAGATGCCGTGTCGCCTTCAACTGCAAAGTTTGACAAGCTGGCAGCAGCCAACGAGTCAGTCTGCCACTCATGCAAAACAGCAGTAGCTTTTGTCTTACCAATGGAAGACATGAAAGGCGTGTCCGTTGGTGAAATCGAGTAGATAACATCCGAGAGGTCTTCACGCATACCGATTGAGGTATATGTTTGATAGGTAGCCATAATTTAATACTCCAAAATTTATAAAAATCGTTCAAATGCTTTGGCAGCGTCTGAGACTTTTCCTGTCTCACGCAACCTCTGCATAACCTGTTTGTCTTGTGAAGACTTAGCTTGGGGAACTGAAGTACCAGAACGCATCATCTTAGGGGCAGACTGGAGTTTTTTATTCAACTCTGGTTTGCTCTTTTGAAGTTGCTCATACTTCATTGCCTTATACAAGGTATTCACAGCACGACTGTCATACACGGAACTGAGTTCTTGGTCAGTCCAACCTACAGATTTCGCATAGTCACGGATTTGCTTCCGTACCGCATCACCCTGTGGTGTCGCTAACTCAGGAATCAGAGTAACTAGCTTCTCAGATTCTGTTCGTAAGTGCGCTTGCAGTTGGGATTGTTGCTCTGCTTGTTGCTGTTGGGCAATGCGTTGCTGTTCATTCCTGACTACTGCTAACTGTTTCTCACGCTGGCTCTGTTCAGCTACCGCTACCGCATAACCGATAGGGTCTGTTTCCTTTAGAACATCTAAGTCCACACCCTTATTTTGCTGCGTAAGGAAGCTATCCAACGCTTGCAACTTCTGGGCGTATGCCTGTCGCTCTTGTTTAACCTGCTCTAAATGACCACGTTCAGCTTCAATCGCCTTACGTTGTTCAGCTAAAGCCTGAGACTTTTTAGTGTAGTCCGTACCTTGTTGATAACCCTTGATAAGTTCGTCAAGTTCTACCTCAACTTCCTCACCAGATGCCTTGACTTTATATCTAGGCTTTGGCTCATCAGATTCCTCTGAATACTCAACTTCGTCAGCTTCTTGTTGGTACTCTGGTTGAACCTCGGTTTGGCTGTTGTCAGCTTCCTCAGAATCACCCATCATGCCCTCAAACGCTGATGCGGCTTGGTTTACATCTAGGCTTTCACTCCCATTAGGGTTGGTGTTTTCCATTTGTCATCTCAATAATCGCCAGAAACCTTCTGGACGGAGGTGTAGCCTAAAGGCTACAAAATCTTCCACTTCTTCTCTCTAATCACAGTTTCCGAGGCCAAGCCTTCTAGGTGTCCTGTAAGTAGTTCAATAGTCTTAATGTGCCGATAAGCATCTTCACGCCTATCACATTCTTCTGCACTTGTGTTAATTATTACACTAATCTGTTCTTTTTTCAAGTTATCTATGACTTCTTTGAAAAAGTCATCATTTAATAGGTTTTTAGCCCATTGTGCTACTAGGTGCTTGTCCATACTGATTTTGTATTCCAGAAATAATGTCGTTAATACTCAAGCTAGATTTAGCAGGATAACCTTGCTTGCTACCCAAGATGCCCATCAAATCGTTGTAACTCAAGCTAGATGGCTGTGAGTATTGGATAGGCTCTGGCACTTGACCATAATTAGGGTCTAGGAACTTTTCCCATTGAGTGCCAATTAGTAAGTTTCTGTCGCCAAAGTTAATTGGGGGCAATACAGTAGCAGGGGCAACGCCTGTCTTTGGAGGGGTTTTCCAATTAGCAGGGACATCAACAATTGGATATGTTGTCGGTGTTGTTGTTGGAGGATTTACAGCAGCGTTAATTCCTGCAATCGTAGTTCCAATTCCAAGAATTCTAATAACATCAGATGGAGTTAATGATGTATCTTTAGTGGTTGGAACTGTGCCTGTAGGTGTTGTTACTGTTGGTGCAGTAGCTACTGGTGCTGGAGTAATTGGTGTAATTACTGGAATATCAGATTTTATAGGTCTTGTATCTTTAATTTCAACTGTTGGAGGTGTAGCTGTTGCACCACCTAAAATAGATGTGACAGCATTGATTACATCTGGAGATACTTGTTGCGGTGTATTTGCAGTTACAGAAACAGTTGGAACTTGTGAAAGAATGTTGGTTAATGCGTTAGTAGAAATTGCTGGAGTACCTGTAATAGATACAGTATTGCTATCTACAATTGGATTACTTACAGCAGCAGTAGTGGTAGGACTAATTGCATTTAAAGCCCTATCAATAATTGCATCGTTATAACCACCAGAAATTAAAGCATCTCTAATTTGAGATGCAGACAATCCTTGTTCTGCTAACTGAGTTGCGTCTGCAATTGCAAATTGTCTTTCAGTAATTCCTGTCGCATCTAATGTGCCACCTTGCAGATAACCACTTAATGCGCCACCTGCACCACCAAGCAATGCACCTTTAAGAACATCACCACCAGCAAGACCTGTTGTAGCACCCCCAAGAATTGCATTACCCAATGCACTTGAAGCTATTTGACTAGCACCAGTACCTAACAAGGCATTACCAAGCAAGCCACCTGTACCAGTTGCAGCTAATGCAAGCTGAATAACTGGCATCAATTTACCTATATCGGAAGTAGAGCCACCATACTGAGAATAAAAAACAGGTTTACCTTGTTCGTCAAACTGAACACCATAAGAAGTAGAGCCTTTTCCAGCAAAAGTTCCTCCCCAAACATCACCACCTGCTCTGTCATAGTATGAATTTATAGGCTCACCAGTTGCTTTATTAACAAACTGAGTTATTTTTTGCGTCCCTGATGGAATCTGATTTCCTTGGTCATCAGTTCCATATGTGGGAACTTCTATTGTAGCTTTACCAAATTGGTTAATGTCAGTAATACCCTGACCAGCCAACATTACAGCCATGTCATAGGCGTTCTTTTCAGCAGAACCAAACCCTTCACCACTCCATTTATCTGTAGTTCCTTGAGCCAAAATCTGTTTAGCTATATTACCTACTGCACCTGTTGTAGGCTTGGTATTAACAGCTTCATTTCGTGCAGCACCAAGAAAACTATTAAGTTCTTGTGGCTCAATAGTAGAACCAAAATTCCAACTATTAATTTCTTCTTGAGATGGTGTTCTGCCTAATGTATCTTGATACAGCTTAACTGTAGGATTGACAGGGGCAGTAGGTGCTTCAGTCGCTTGAGGTGCTACTGTTGTAGATGCTGGCTCTGTACCTTGCGCTCTCGCTTGGGCAACAGCATTTATAAAACTAGCAACTTCATTTGCATCAATAGTTTCACCAAATCCAGCCTCCCAAAAAGCCTTTCCACTTGGGTCTGGTTCACGACCAGCATATTGTCTATAAAGGTCTTCTACTGTAAGTGCCATGATTAACCCCTAATCTCTACGTTAGATGTAATGCCAGCACCAATCTTCATTGCTTTTAATTGGGCTTCTGCTTCAAACTCTTGTTGTTTCAATGCAAAATAAGCCTGTTGTTTCTCACGCTCTAATTGCAACTTAGCTAGTTCTTTTTCACGCATCAATTGCATTTCAAGAGCAGCCTTTTGTTGTGCCATCTGCATATCAATCTGCATCTGCTGTTGTTGCATCTGCAAGTCAGCTTGTGCTTTAGCTTGGTTAGCTTGTATCTCAGCTTGAGTTTTAGCCATCAATGCCTGTATCTCTGGGGGCATCTGTTGCTCTTGTGGAGGAGGGTTACTCAACGCTTGGTCTTGCTCTGGCGTAATCGCTTTGTAGAACTCAGCAGAGTCCTTAAAGCCAGCAATCTCAACCATGCGTCCCAAAGTGCCACGATACTGAGCAGGGGAAACATAAGGATTAGCAGGGCCGTACTGACCAATCAACTGCTCTTGTTTAGCAAGAACCATAGACAACATAGCCATCTGCTCTTGACGATTGCCAGCACCTAAACCTACGTTGATAGACACATCGTATTGGTTAGCCCATGTACGAGGGTCAAACTCTACGAATTCTCCTCTCATACGCACCAGACGAGCTTTGTCTTGGTACTTACAGAGTAAATGCAATATGCCTTGGAACAAAGACTTAACGCCTGTCTCAGCAAAGATTCGAGCCATTAGTTCAATCTTACCTGCGCCAGCTTGTTGCATAGAAGCTACTGCTGCTGCTGTGACGTTCTGCAATATAGACGGGTCTAGCCCTTGTGAGGCATCAGACACACCTGTACGCTTAGATTGGATTGTGTCCAGATACTGAAGCATTGGGAAAGCCTGAGAAGCCACGTTCTGAACAACTAACTGTTGAACAGCATTAGGAGACTTAGCACGAATAACACCACCTGCGGTAGATGTAAGCAAGTCGTCAAGATTTACCTGTCCTTCGATAGCAACCACTCGTGCATTGTTTGTCAGATATAAGTTATCCAACATCTGACGAGTGATAGTGGTTTTTATTAACTGCAAGTCAACTGTTCTGTCGGCTAGTGAGTTACCAAAGAACTTATGTGGGATTGGTATAGGACAGATTGAGTGGAAAGGAACATAGTCCACTTCCTCAACCATTTCCTTACCCTTCTCATCCTCTAGGATTTCATTAGAAGCGTAAAACACTTGAACCAATGAAGCAATGCCTTTTCCGTCTATATCAGTTTTGACATAGCACTCAAAGACCTCAATCTCTTGCATTGAGGGGTCATCAGTCTGAACTTGGTATGGTTGCTCACCTGCTGCGTAACGAGCCACACGCTCTGGTGTGTATGCTAGGGCATCACCCATCTGCAAGCCTTCAACTTGCTTCTTGTTAAAGCCCATAGCAATCAAAGTGCTACGAGTCAACATTTGACGATGGGCTACGAAAGGGGAGTCAGCAATAGTTCTAGCCTTCTTGCTAATCAAGAATTCCTCTGGAGGTACGTTCTCAATCGTAACTTTGCCTGACTTTTTCTTTTGTTGCACCACAACATTGTGTGTAGCACCCATCACAGGCATACCCATTGGGTCTATAACTGGCTGTCCATTGGGGTCAAAGATGGGAAACTCTGTTGTGTCTTGCTCGACAATCTCCATAGTCTCATCACTCATCAACATTGCTAACTCGTCATCAGACAAGTCAAAGTAACGCTCTTTGGTAATGTCTTCTTTGTCTTCCCAGTATGCTTTAACGATGCCGTTCTTCTGCATCAAGGCATCTTTGAACCAATCATGCAGAATGGCTACGCCTTCGTTATCCCTGTTGAATACCCAGTTACAGTAGTCAGTAGCTTGCTTGGCAGAGGCTTCATCCCTTGGGCCTTGTGGCTCAAAGACTACGATATTGTCTGAGCCTGTAAAGATGCGAACTAAACTAGGTAACGCACCATCTATCGCTTCTGCCACTTCTCCAGTAACGATTTGAGACTTACCCTCAACCTCATTACCATATGGCTGTCGTAGATAAGCCTCCAAAGCCTGTTTACGCTGTTCAACAGTTTCGCTTTCAATAAAGCCAATGGCATCATCAATTTCAGCTTGTAATACCGACTTCAAGTCGTTCGTTTCCATGTGCATCCTTTGGAGGGCGACCAAGTTTCGGTCTTGGTGAGGATTGTAACTCTTTTACCATATTTTCAAGCATTTCAAGACGCTTTTCAAGTTCTTTTACTTTAGGTGCTAAATTTACACCCTGCATTTGTACGTACATTACACAATCCATTTCGGAGTTTGGTTAATAGGCTTAGACCATGTTGAATGTCCTTCATCCAATCCAAGGGCTAAGTAACGGAACGAATCAGAGCCATGACTTGACCAATCGTGTAGTGGTCTTTCATAGAATATCTTACGCTTCTCATCGTAATCTCTGCGGTAGTTTCTTAGGCAGTTTAGTCCTATTTGCACTTTAGGAACATTAAACCAGCACCTTGGCAACAACCTACGGACAGCTTGGATGCCATCATCTAGTCCCATCCTTGGAGCTATCTTGACCTCTAGTCCTGATTCCTCAAGCATTTCCATTCTGCTTTTACCAGTTCCAAGTTCCCTAACTCTAACGTCATGGGGCAGAATATGCTCTGCTTTGAGATAATCGTTATCTTTAATCCATTTAACGTAATGGTCTAAACCTACGCCATGATTCTCGTAATAGTCAATCAGGCGCACCTCAGTACCCACCAATTGAGCCACCCAGATAGACGTAGAGTCACCCATTCCCAAGTCCCAAGCAGTAAAAGTTCTACTTAGTTCCTCTCTGGGAATCTCTTGCATATGCTTCTTTTCTTCTAACTCGTTGAGGATTTGCCCATAGTAAGAACCCTCTACGGCAGCGTCAAATGAACACTCAAACTCTTGGCGGTATTTATCCTCACCCATCTCATTCTTAGCTTGCTTGAGTTCTACATCATCCACCACCCCTGTCTCTGAGGCTTTGAACTCTAGCAAGCCCCACCCATCCTCAGTTTTTGCCCTGTCTCGCAGTTCTTTGAAGTGGTTGTGTCCCTTTGGCGTACCAATAAAAAGACACCAGCCTTGTCTGTCAACCAAGGCAGGTCTGCATATATCTGTCCAAATCTTAGGGTTCTGGTCGCCAATCTCATCAAGAATAACCCCATCAAAATACTGACCTCGGAGAGAATCGGGATTGTCAGAGCCATATAGTTGGATGCGCCTACCCCAGAAGTCCACCCTAAGTTCCGAGATATTTGTTGTACCGCCTAGAGGCTCTGCGTATTTAACAAGGTAGTCCCATGCCACTCGCTTGGCTTGTCCGTAGGTCGGGGCTATATAAGCGTACCTTGGAGCTTCTTTTTGGTTAAGCAACGATTCACGAATGATGTGGTTTAGGGCAGCGACAGTCTTACCAAACCGCCTGTGAGCAACCACTACCGCAAAGCGTTTGCCTTCTAATAATTCATGCACCCTTAACTGGTGTTCCCTTGGTTTATAAGGAATTATTAACTCTGCCATTTAATGACCAGTTCAGAACCTTCTGGCCCACTATGCTCGACAGCATGGGTTTCTTTCCATCTAGCCCTAGTCTTTAACCAAAAGATAGCCGCAGCAGTATTGCCATTCTTTGCTTGCTGGAACAAGGTCTGCCCAATACTAGCGTTAGCATCGATGCGCCCATCATCCAGTTCCTTCTTGTAATACTTCACAAGCGTATCGGAACTAATTTCTAGTTTGGTAGCGATATCTTCAAAGGTAATGCCAACAGCAGCCAGAGTCTTTACTAGCTTCTTGTTCTCATCAGTAGGCTCATATTTTTTACCCTGTTGCATTTTATATCTCCGAAAGTTCTTCGTTAGCGGTTACTAACATAGCTTTTTTACCAGTAAAGTCTTCCCATCGCTTTACTATGACATCGCAATACTTTGGGTCTAATTCCATTATTCGAGAATGTCGGTTATGTTTCTCGCAAGCAACAATGGTTGTACCGCTACCACCAAACAAATCCAAAACAATTCCATTTATGGCACTACCATCTAAAACTGCTTTTTCTACAAGTTCGACAGGCTTCATAGTTGGGTGTAAGTCATTCTTGGCGGTTCTTTTAATACGCCAAATGTCCATTCCATTTTTTCCACCATAAAACTTATGGTTGTTTACCCACCCATAAAACATAGGCTCATACATACTCATGTAGTCGCTATTGCTTAAAGTATGGTTCCCCTTATCCCAGATAACCAAAGAACGGCATTTAAGTCCTGTTCTTTCCATACTGGCAAAGTATTTGTTTATGCCTAAACGATAAAATGTTATGTAAAAAGCACCATCTACTTTAGATGTAATGACGCTGTTAATAGCGTCCAAAAAGTCATCGCCTTCTTTATCAGACATTTTGTCGTTTTTAATGCTGCCATGTTTAGCATTGAATGATTTAGAACCATCGCCATGAATCCCACCAGTAAAGTCCATCAAATAAGGTGGGTCAGTAAAAATCATGTTTGCTGTCTCAGGCATCAACTTATCCACAGCGTCTATGCTAGTGGAGTCACCACACATCAATCGGTGGTTGCCTAATTGGTAAATATCGCCTAACTTGGTAATTGGCTCGTCAGGTATGTCGGGGACATCGTTCTCATCAGTAAGCCCTACCATCACTTCTGGCTCAAGTAGTGCGGCTAACTCTTTAGGGTCAAAGCCTAATATGTCCAAAGCAAAGTTGTCAGCCAGTAAGTCGTTTAACTCTATGGTCAGCATTTCATTGTCCCACCCTGCGTTTAGGGCTAGGCGGTTGTCGGCAATGATATAAGCCTTACGTTGGGTTTCGGTTAGGTCTTTTAGCTCAATAACAGGGACTTCCTCATGTCCTAGCTTACGAGCAGCAGAAAGTCTACCATGACCTGCAATGATGCCGTTGTCGCCATCAATAAGAATCGGGTTAGTCCACCCAAACTCTTTAATGCTTGCCGCTATCTGGGCAATCTGTTCATCAGAATGTGTGCGTGAGTTCCTAGCGTATGGAATCAATGTAGATACTGAACGCCATTCTAATTTACGATTTTGTGTCATGTTGTATCACTCCCTTTCGGGTTGGTGAAGTTAAAAGGCTAGTTTATACCACTAGCCAAGGTTTTATTTCATCCTACCCATTTTCTTGGCAGCCTCTGAAATAGCAATCGCTATCGCCTGTTTGGGGTTCTTTACAACCTTACCGCCTTTACCAGAGTGCAGAGTACCTTCCTTGTACTCACCCATGACCTTGCCAACTTTCTTCTGACCAACTTTTGTCATTTTCATTTCTTGTTCCTCGCAGAAATAGCTTTTGATTTTGCCTTGGCATCAGCCTTTGAACTCGCACCCCACGCTTGTAGACTTTGCAACAAACGAGTAGGGCTACCATCAGGATTTCTCTCAGCACCTGCCATACCGCCCATACGGGCTAGGAATGAGGCTCTGCGAGGGTTGTCGCCAGATTTAACAGGAGGCTTTAGATTGCTACCTGCATTTTCACGCTCGTAAGACTTTCGACCCTTTTCATTGAGTCCACCTTTAGGGTTCTTACCCTCTTTTCTAGTCCATGCTGCACTCATCTGAATCTCGCTGTCTTTTTGGCTACCGATTTAGGTTGCTTGACAAACTGCTTGCCAGCCTTAGTTCCCTCACGCTTTGCCCTCGTAGTGGCAGCGTATTCTTGTGCCGATAAAGACTTTATTGCCTTCTCAGGTAAGTAACGCTCGCCTGTCTCAGACGATGGCTTTCCTGACTTTGTACGCCAGTTCTGCTTACCCCAATCGGCTAAAGACTTCTGAGTGGCTTTCATGTCTTGTACCTACCGCCCTTGGCTTTGTATTCTTTGGCTAACAGTTGTGCTTTTCTAGCTGACCATTGCCCAGAGTTACCCCCAGACGAGCCAGCCTTTATCTTTTCAAACAAGGCTTTTCTCATCGTAGGCTTGGTGTAAACCTTTGCCTCGTTGATCCTTGATTTCATTTTTTAGGCTTCTTTGCTGCGTTTTTAGCTGTACGCTCTCCACGGACAGGCATAGGCTTAGTCTTCTTCTGCATATACTTCTGCATCATCTCGACCGCTTGTTGGTTTGTTGTTCCCATTGTCTTTCTCCTCGGTTATTGGCCCACCACTAATCCATGCCTCACAAGTTCTCTTAGAAGCACACTTAAAATCCCAAACTTCACAGTAACCTAAGTCGCCAGCATCAATGACTTCCCATGCGTCCATCTCGTTGTCGCCCATCTCAAGACCTGATTCAATGCAATCTAGCATCTTAGGGGTTTGGATAAAGGCAGCGCAGTTACCGCAGCGAGACTTCTTAGCCTGTTCGGGAGAGTTTCGCCAGACCTTAGAGATTTCACGCCAGTAATCAGCGTTTGCCTCATTGGGGTTCATTGGGCCATAGTTCGCCTTGTCAATGGCTTTCTGACGATTCTCAAGATTGACTTCTACGTCACCTGTGGCAACTGGACACGCTTCGCCTTTTTTCTCTTGGCTTTGTATCTCAATCTCAATTTTTACGGATGGTTCTAATAATCCAGACATAGTTGTCCCTACGGAGTTTATTAATTATCTCATAAAAAAAAAGAGAGAACAAGTCTCTCTAAATACTCAATGGCAACTGAGTGTATCCATTGTGCATATTTTTGACTACTTTGCAATCTTGTATGTTTTTACATCAACTTTGCAAGGGTAAGATTTAAAACATCCATCTCATCTAACTTCATAACCTTCCATATCCTAGCTTGTCCGTGTATTCCGTTAAAGCTACCCTGATGGCAGTCTTTGCATAAAGGAATACATAAGTATTGGTTATGTTGGACAATATGGTGTGCATCGCTTGGAGGAGAAGCATTACAGACCCCACAAGGCATTTCTTTAATCTTTGCCAAGTGGAGTCTTTCCCTGTTATTGGGTCTGTTGTTCATGCTTCTCTTACATAAACACCAAAACTAGCAGCAGTATCACCAAATGGTAATTGCTCTATTTTTTTAGCAATGCGTTCTCGCTCTTGTTGAGCAACTAGGGTAGCAAAGTGAATAATTATTGATTGACAGTAATTAACTTCACCATCAGAAAACCCAGCTTCTAATGCCATGCGTTTAATGTTTTCTTCAGTCATATCAACCTTCGTAAGCAGCTATCTTGGCTTCGTCAGCTTCTGCAAGTAAATGGCTAGACAAACGCATTGTCCCTTCCATTTCGAGTTCACGATATTGTGCGTCCGTAAAGAGTCCCATCAGAGAAACCTTTTCGTAAATCACATCAGAAATATTTTCGTTATAAGTACCTTCTTCGTCCTGCTCGTATTCCATCACGACAGTCACGATGACAGAGCCTTCACCAGTTGTTGTGTCAAATTCGTATTTCATTTTGTAGTCCTTAAAAGTACCCTTGCGAATTGCTTGGGCTGTCTGTGATTGTATAGATTTCTAAACAAGAATGTCTAGGTACTTTCCCTACTCCGTAGTTTTTACGCCAAGTCTTTCACTTGCTTGCTCAGAACGCCATATATCTGCTTTCATTTGGGCAGCCACCAGCATCCATTTGAGGGCTTCTTCCTTCTCGATTGCCACCATTAGCCCCCTGAGTAAGTCTGCATACTCAATGTGGGCATAGGCTTCTCTCTCTTGGGATACAGCAGAATCAAACCCCATCTCTAAGGCTTGTTTCATCAGTAAAGCCTTTTTGGTCTTTCTAAATTCTTCAAGGTATATCCTCTGTGCTTTAGCCTCGGCAAACTTAACCGAGTTTTCTATGATGAACTCAATTGCTTTGTAAGGTGCTTTCATTTGACTACTCCAATCATCCGTAATGCGGCTTCTGGGCAATCTATTCTCGCTAAGGTACTCCCACCCCAACTGTCAAAAAAGTCGGCTTGTAGCCCCGTTAAACGCTTTTTAGAGGTACTTTTAACCTCTACCAAAAAGGTGTGACCCTTGTAGCCGACCAAAAGGTCAACAGGTAAACCAATAATCCAGACGTAAGCACCTGCTGCCCTAAGTGCAGAAACAATCTGGTCTTGGTTAGCATCAACTCTAGCGGCATATCTCATAAAAGCGTCCCATCTTTAATTTTATTCATATATTCTCTTATTCTGTCTCTAGCACCTATGCCATAAATTCTTTCAGCTCTCTCCAATCTGCCACGCACAAAGTCTTTATCTTTGTTTGTCTCCCAAGAACGATAAAGTTCACGAGCCTCTGCTTGCTCAAGGATTACTCTATCGCTTGGGTTTTCAATCGTCTTGCGTGAGTAAGTCACCAGTTAACTCCAATGCTTTGTTTATCAGGTGTAGTGGTGTGGGTACGCCTTCACGCACCTTGTCCAGTAGTTTCATAGCGTCAAAGTAGTTCAAAATACATGCTCCTTATCGTCATACCACTGAGCAACAGTCTTAACTTTTAGTTCTGGTAAATCAGAAAAAATGCGTTTCTTTTTAGGTGCGTCATTAGCCCATTGGTGTGCAGAGCATTTAGGCTTATCGCCATCAGCCCTAACAGCCCATAAGTACCCACATCCGTCAACTGAGCAATATGTTGAATATTCAAAGTCATCTTTTTGTTTTGCGTCTGGTTTAGCGAATGTCATTTTGCGTATTTCCCATCAATAATTTTTGCAAAGTTTGTGGCATTTGTAATCCACTCCAAATCTGGCAACCAAGTTCTGTCCTTGGTTTTAAATCCGTTTGCCAAGGAAGAATCATTTGCGATGTAGCCAAAGAATGAGTCCCACCACTGCAACCCATCTTCTTTGGTTTTGTATCCTTCGGGAGAGTAGTTCGATGGCTTGGCAGCTTGAATCCATCTTGACTTTAAAACTACCTGCCGATTACCTTCCCAAACCCTTGGCTGAGTAAGGTGTGGTAAATGCTTTTTGTAAAGCAATAAAATATCTTGATGTGGACAAGTTGGCAGACCCTCTGCCGACAAAGATACGTTAGTATCTTTATATATTGGTTTATGGTTAGTGGTTATTGGTTCTTGGTTAGGGTTATTTTGGCTTTCGTCTGGCAACCCATCAATAACCACTTGGGTTTTCTTTGGCCTACCACCTAACTTCCCATTACGTTGGTTTTTCTCTGCTTGTTCAGAGTAGTCTTTAATCTCTACAGCAATGCGCTTGTGTGTGTACCCTGTTTTGCCTAAAACAAAGAAATCTGACAAAACATTTTGAAGAAAATTAACCTCGTCAGAACCCAAACGTAACCGCCTGATAACCACTTGGGTTTCCTCTGGAATTGGTTGTTCATCAAGGTAATACCAATCAATCAACTGGCGATATATGCCATGTTCAATGGTTGATAAATGACCTGTATCTTTACGATAATCCGCAATGTTAAATTTGTAATAGTGCATGGCACTTCTCCGCAAATCTCCCAGAAAGAAACTGCGGCAGGAGGGGAGTTCTCTTTTCAGTACGCTCATGACTTCGTACTTAGCCGTGTTTCAAAACATTGTACTAGATAAATTGATTGTTTGTAATATCTTGTGAAAACGATTTGCCAAGCAAGCGTCTGGCTTGCGAATTCATCACCGCATATTCAGCTTTGCTAAAGATTCCCTGTGCGTTCCTAATGTCAAAAGGATTTAGCTTATCGTATGGTTCATCATTAACAGCCTTGGTAGCCTCAATCATGTGTGGCTCTAGCGTGTACCGACAAACCCAAGACCTACCCATCTTTATCTTTTCAACAGTTAATTGCTTCTTGCGAATCATTTTCTTGCAAGCAGACACGATAGATTCTCTGGGTATGCCTGTCAAGTTCTCCATGTCGTAGGACGTTAGAGAGCCATTCTGGAGGGTTCTGATGATAGTTTCTTGGGTCATAGAATCATTAAGGTGTGGAGTGTTTCTCTGTCTTTATGGGTCATCTGAAAGTAAATCTTAGAGGCTACATCCTTGTGAACGTGGTAGCACAATAGATGGTAAATTGAGCCTTCAAAGCTACTATGCTCAACAGCAAAGCCAAGGTGTAGCAACATCACAGACTTTTGATTAAGGTACTTGTAAATCATTTGAACCACTCTGGTCTGAGTTCTTTTAGTTGATATAAGCGTAACCGAGGAATCTTCTTCCAATGAAAGACAGCAGCCCTAGTTATGCCAAAGATACGAGCAAGCTCACTCTGTGAGCCAGCAAGTGTGATAGCAGTTTGTTTGTCCATCTATCCAGTATAGCAAAATCAACAAAATGTTGACTTAGGGAAAGTACCTAGATAATAGCCCGTTTAGTTTGCTATACTTGCATCAGCCCATAACAAAACGTAAGTGGGTATTTTTAAGGAAATCAAGATGAAAAGTAAGATTATTCAGACGCTAGTTGAGTATGTGTTAGCCATCGTTATCTTTGGCGGTATTGGCGTACTCTTGGCTTGGAGAGGATGATGACAAGACAAGACGCAATCCAAGACTTGTCGCATGGTGACTACTGTTGCTACTGTACTGAGCCTAAAACATCTGGCTCATGCTGTGGAGAAAACCACTTCGTACCTTTCGAGGATTTATACGATGAAGACAAAGAAGCAATGATTGAAGAATATTTAACTAAAGGAAATTAAGATGGTACACAAGAAACTAATGGCAGCAAGAATGAGTTTGCAAGAAGCAACACTCAAGAAGTCTGGTCACAACAAGTTTGCTGGCTACAGTTACTTTGAACTTGGTGACTTTATTCCCACGATTACCGAGATTTTTTATAACATCGGTTTGTGTGGTGTAGTGTCCTACGATACAGAGATAGCAAGCCTGACCATCACAGACACAGACGATGGCACTAGCCTTGTCATCACATCACCAATGGCAGAAGCTAACCTAAAAGGTTGCCACCCTATCCAGAACTTAGGGGCTGTAGAAACGTACACCAGACGTTACCTGTGGGTCACAGCAATGGAAATCGTTGAGCATGACGCTTTAGATTCCTCTGCACCTATCAAGGAAGAAAAGATTATCATCAGTCCTACTCAGGGTGCAATGGATACCATCCCAGAGGATGAACAGAACTATCTCAGAGAGTTAGCAGTTGATTTAATTGCTACCTGTGAGCAAGGTGACCCAAAAGCAGCTTGGGTTAAGTTGGAAGCAGAGAACTTAGACAGCGAACAGAAAGTTGCTCTATGGACATTGCTTCCTAGTAAAGTAAGAAGTGCGTTAAAGAACGCTAAAGGATAAATATGGAATACGATAATACTAATAGGGGTTCACTCTTTAAGAATGACCGCAAAGACGATGCCAAGTTTCCTGACTACAAAGGGTCACTCAATGTAGATGGGGTTGAGTATTGGCTATCTGCTTGGATTAAACTAAGCAAGGATGGTCAGAAGTTTATGTCCTTGTCTATCAAGAACAAGAACGCTGATTCTTCGTTAGACAAGCCTAAAAAAGCTAGACAACAAGATTTTGACGATATGCCATTTTAAGTTAACGAGGGGAACGCTGCTTTTTACTTTTTTGAAAGCTAGTAGGCGGGCAGTTAGTACCCTCACCCCAAGGAGAAAATAATGAAAGACCTTTTTGACAACATGAAAGAATCAATGGACAGATTCTTTGGTACTGAAGCATTTAAGTTACATCGCAAAGATAGCCCAGAAACTTCAAGAGAGGCAGCGCAAGGGGTAGATAGCACCAAGCTAGAGAAAATGGTCTACGAGGCTATTAAAAGCCATCCAGAGGGGTGTATTTCAGACGAGATACTAGAGATGTATCCCCAATACCCATATTCCTCTATAACAGCCCGTTATCGTGCTTTGTTAGACAAGGATTTAATTGAAGTAACAGGTGTCAAACGAGGCAGGTTTGGCAGAAATCAACGAGTGATGAAAGTGAAACAATGATAGAAAAACCACCCTACTCCAAGATTAGTTACCCCTCAGTAGCAAACAAAGACTTTAAGTGGTCTTCTGGTTCAGACGTTCAAGCCATCTGGAGAAAGTTTGGATGGACACCACCAAGTGAGAAGATGCTACCCCCACCACCCGAGAAGTTTCAAGAGCCTCTCAGAAGAATCAGGTAAGGAATAGCTTTTTCTCAGCTACTCTGCGTTTAACCAAACCAGCTACTTCTTTACCACCTGCTTTAGTCCACGACATAAAAGCCTCTGCTGCGCCTTCCCAATCCTCACGATTAACCTTCATGCGGATTGTGGAACGTTGGTAGTTCCCTAGACCTGCGTTGTACGCAAAAGATGTAACAGCATCGAATTTACTTTGATGACTAACCAGATTAGGAGAAAGTCGAATAACACCACGTTCAAAACTATTGATGTCCACCTTGAATAAATCGACCAGTTCCTCTTTTGACCATACACGATTGTCTTCCCCTTTAAGTTGGTAATCAGACCTGATAAGCCCTGTGTAACCCTCTTTACGCACGTTAGGTAGGCTTAGTTGGTCAGCATACATAGCGTGACCCCAACCTACAGTCCAAATAGCCGCAGAACAGCGATAAGGCTTGTTCCTGTAGCCCTCAAAGAAGTGCATCAAGTCCTCACCCTGTTTGCTAATCTTCATTTCTTAGCCCATCCTCTTGAGCCAAACCAGAAGCCTATAATTCCTCCGAGCATGGCCATCTCATCAGTAGAGAAAATAATCTCTGACAAACGAATCAAGTCATCTATATTCTGAACCAAGCTAGGTCTTGAATAAATGTAGTAAGCAATCCAAGCATTGATTCCAACCAACTCAAACACAAAGATATAGGTTACTGTAGGTCTTACAGTACCAACATAGGAAGCAACCCATTGGGAAGCCTTCTCTAACACCTTCTCATCGTGCTTTAAAGCCGCCTCTGTCATCTGAGCCTCAGACTGCATGGCAACTTGGTCTGTTCGGATTTCCTCAATACGCTCTTGGGCAGCAAAGCCAGCAGCAGCCATCTGGAGTTCTCTCTCTGTCTGCAT